ATGGGAGCTTTTGTTGTCAGGGCCGATATAGCGAAGAAAGTAGGATTTAACAGTGTCAAATTTCAGGCGGACGGGGAATATTGCGAGGAAGTGGTTAAGTATTGCAAGGAGAATAATTACAGGGTGTTGAAAGTTGATAGGATCTTATTCGTGCATAACTAACTGATTTGAAAAATTCAAATTGATTCAAAATGAGAGGGCCGGGAAAGGGAAATACAAATAATCCAAAGGGTAAACCAAAAGGCACACCTAACCGGACAACAAAAGAAGCTAAGGAGTTTCTTAAAAACATCCTGTATGCCGAATTTGATAATATACAAGCATCCCTAACAAATGCGAGATCGGAATCCGATTCAAAATATATTGATTTACTGACTAAGTTGCTTCAATTTGTATTGCCGAAACAGGTGGAGGCAGAAGGGAAGGGTAAGATAGAGATTAAGGTAACTTATGGAAACAAGCGACAGCCTGACAGTAGTCTTACCTGAGCCTCACGGTAAACAGATAGAGTTTCTTCGCTCGTCTGCTAAGCGTAAGGTTATACGTGCAGGTAGGCGTGGGGGTAAGACTTACGGGGCTTCGATATATGCAGTTGAGAAATTTCTCGAAGGTAAGCGGGTGTTATATGCTACTCCGACGCAGGAGCAGGTTGATCGTTTCTGGTATCTGGTATGTGAGGCACTAAGGGAACCGATAGAAGCTGGAATTTTCTATAAGAACGAGACAAAGCACCTAATTGAACTTGCGGGTACAGAGCAGAGGATAAGGGCTAAGACAGCATGGAACGCTGATACCTTACGTGGGGACTTTGCAGATGAGTTGATACTTGACGAGTTCCAGTTGATGAATGAGGACACGTGGGGAGTTGTGGGTGCGCCTATGCTCATGGATAATAACGGGAATGCTATTTTCATTTATACACCTCCTTCCCTTCAATCCCGGTCAGTGACAAAGGCGAATGATCCACAACACGCTGCAAAGCTGTTTAAGAAAGCAGCATCGGACACGACAGGCCGGTGGCAGGCGTTTCACTTTTCTACTTATGACAACCCTTATATTGATAAGGCAGTTATTGATGACCTTGCCAATGATATGTCCTCTATTGCTTACAGAATGGAGATCATGGCAGAGGATATTGACGAGGCCCCGGGTGCTTTATGGAAACGTGCCAATATTGAGAAATACAGAGTTGACAAATCCCCGGACTTAAAAAGGATAGTGGTAGCCATTGACCCTTCAGGATCGGATAAGACAACATCAGACGAGGCGGGTATCATCATAGCGGGTATTGACGGAGCAGGCGAGGGATATATACTTGAGGACTTATCCGGTATATACTCCCCTAACGCATGGGCGCACCGTGCTATTTCCGCTTATTATGAATGGGATGCTGACAGGATAGTAGCTGAAAAGAACTACGGGGGGGATATGGTTGCTACGGTGATCCGTAATATGTCACCTGAGGTCAGCTATAAGGATGTAACGGCTTCCAGAGGTAAGTATCTCAGGGCGGAGCCTATTGCGGCATTTTACGAGAGGGGCAAGGTTCATCATGTGGGCAGATATAATAAACTTGAAGATGAAATGTGCCTTTGGCTACCGGGCGACAAGTCACCTAACAGAATGGACGCTCTGGTGTGGGCATTGACTGATTTGATGGCTCAGAGTAGGGGTAATTTTGTACTTAGGTGAAAAAAATTTGATAAATAAAATAGTTCTATGTATTAATATCATAGAAATATCGTTTAAATTTGGAAAGAGGCTTATGATATGGGTTTGATTGAGGCGTTAGGTAAAAGGCTTTTCAAGTCATATATAACTGATCTTCGCAGGTCGATTGGCAGCGAGGTCATCAGTGAAATGCTGAAGATGGTACGGGGCCGGGCTATATACCCGCCTGATAACGTTGAGACATACATCGACAAGGGTTATCTATTTAATCCTGTCGTTTATTCTATTGTCTCGTTTATTGCTCAGAAGGCCGGTGCTATCCCGTGGGGGGTGTATGAGGTAAAGAACGATAAAGCCCTTCACTCATACAAGTCAGCTAACTCGTATAATCTCAATACGAAAATCATCAAGACCAAAGCCCTTGTTGCTCTCCCCGACCATGAACTGAATGCTATCTTTTTAAAGCCTAATATCCTTCAGGGGTGGGCTGAGTTCATCGAGCAGGTGGTAGGGTTCAAACTTGTAACAGGAAATAGTTATATCCACATGATAGGGCCGTCTGCGGGGCTGAATAAAGGATCAATAAGGGAGATGTGGAATATTCCCTCACAGATAATACGTCCCATCGCAGGGGATCGCATGGAGCCTATACGGGGGTATAAATACCTCACCTCAGATACCATACTCCCTTATGAGCAGGTCATTCATCTGAAGTACTGGACACCGGAATATTTCAACGGACAGAACCTTGTCGGGCTGTCACCTCTGAGGGCCTCATTAAGACTTGTCACAAAGAGTAATGCTTCCTTTGATAGTTCAGTAGGTGCCTTGCAGAACCAGGGTGCCTTTGGGATCATATCGGCAGAGAAAGATACAGCATTAACAGATGAACAGGCCGACATGATAGAGAGCCGTCTCAGGGAGAAGGTAGGGGGACCGGCTAACAGGGGAAAGAACATTGTAACATCTGCGACTCTGAAATGGCAACAGATGGGTATGTCACCCGTGGATCTGAACATCATCGAGAGCGACAGAATGGATTTAAGGGCATTGTGTAATATCTATCATGTACCCTCGGAACTGTTCAATGACGCTGCAAATAAAACTTACTCGAACACGAAAGAGGCAGGGAGTGCGGTATATACCAACGCAGTATTACCGGCCTTAAATCAATTCAGGGATGCCTTGAATCAGTTTATCGCAATGAAATATCCGGGGCTGTATGCTGACTATGACGCTTCGATGATTTCTGAGTTACAGGATGACTTACAGATGATGGCAACCGCATTATCTTCCATCTATTTTTTGACTCTTAATGAAAAGCGTGATTTACTTGGATTCTCAGCTGATGAAACCAATCCGATGATGAACGAATACTGGGTGCCGTCGGGCTTGATGCCAATGTCTCAAAGCATGGTAACGGATGCACAACTGGAAGAAGAAGAAAAGAAATTAGGACTGTGACAACTGCTACATATATACGGAATAACAGGGCTATTTGGAGAGCCATACAACGGAGGCGGGACAGCTATGAAAGTAAGTTCGCCTCCCTGTTCCGTATTACTCTAAATAGACAGTTCAGGGAATTAGCGGAAAAGATCAATGAGCAGAATTACAACAGTAGGTTATTACTTGACACAATAACCCCTGATGCTATAAGCAAGCGTTATGAACAGCTTTATACCCTTGTCGGGGCTGACTTCGCACGGGAACAGTACAATAGGCTTAAGGGCTTTGATCCTGACCTATTGACCAAGGAAGAGGACACATGGTATAACTATCTGAGGCACTATGTCAAAAATCGCCTTTGGAAACGTATTGAATCCGTTAACAATACTTCTGTCGAGACAGCAGGGCGTATCATCAACGGGGTGCTTGAACAGTCAGTTACCGAGGGGTTAGGTGCTTACGAGACAGCGACAAGGATAAAGAGGGGGCTGATAGATCAGGGAATACAGTACAATCAATGGCGGGCGTTAAGGATTGCCCGGACTGAGATAATGACAGCCTCTAATCTTGGCAGTATGGAGGGGGCGAAGGCAACGGGTGAGGCACTACAGAAATATTGGATTCCCACGTTCGATTCTCGGAGCCGGGATACTCACATGGCAGTCGAGGCACAGAATCCGAAAATGATGAATGAGACTTTTCAGGTAGGTATGTATAATATGCAGCATCCCGGTGATCCGGCAGGCGGAGCCGAGGAAACAGTGAACTGTCGTTGCGCACTGAGTTTTGGTGTAATTGGATGGTAAAGAAATAAAGATATGGAAAACTATTATCTGACAAAGAATGTACTGGACGGGGCGATCAAGGATGTGGACGTTCAAACGGGAATTATAACCGGCTATTTCTCTGTCTTTAATGTTCTTGATAGTGACGGGGATGTAGTATTACCCGGTGCATTCAAAAAGACTATACGGGAAAATGGCCCTGATAGCTCGAAGCCCCGCATCCTCCACTTGTATATGCACGACCCATCGAAGATACTTGCCAAACCTAAAATTCTGAAAGAGGACAAGCATGGATTATATTTTGAATCGAAGATCTCAGAAACCTCACTCGGCAAGGATGTTCTTCAGCTTTACCGGGATAAGGTATTAACAGAACACTCCATAGGCTATCAGATAGTCAAAAGGGAAGTGGATGAAAGCGGAAAAGAGAGGATTCAGAAGCTTGTTGAACTGAAGCTATGGGAGGGTTCTACAGTAGGATGGGGAGCCAATATGGAGGCCCTTGTATCAACTGTCAAAACCGAAGGAAGTAAAGGAAAAACATTTAATAACATAATTGAAAAGATCAAAGCCCTCGAATCGGCTGTCAAAGGTACTTATACCGATGACACCGCACGGGAGCTTGAGATACAACTGAACCAATTGAAGCAATTAGTCATTGACTCACTTATGGAGCCGGATTCTTCCACTCAAAAGCCGATTGATGTAAAATTCACAATTGACGGGCAATTGCTTGCGAACATTTTTAAATCAAAAATTAAAATTTAATGGAAGAACTGGAAAAATTCAAAAAGGAACTTGACGATCTCGGATCGCAGATCGACAAGAAGCTGGAAGCTCATTCTAAGAAGTGGGCTGATTACAGCAAAGAGGTAAAGGATGCTGTCATGGCAGAACTGAAACCTGACATGGATAAGCACAATGCAATGGCTGACAAATTCCTGAAGATACAGGAACAGCTTGATAACATCGACACGAAGATACAGCGTCTGCCTTTCGGCTCAAAAGAAGCCAAAAAGGGATTCGCCGACAGCGTGAAAGAGGTACTTGTACACCTGAAGGAAAAGGGTAACGGCTCTATCAGGAGTTACCTGCAGGAGAAGGGCCGTACGGGTGAGATTGAACTGAAGACGGTTGACGACATGACACAGGCCAACTCTTTCGAGAGTACTGCTGTCGTGCAGGCCCAGCACGTCCCCGGTATCAAGTTTGACCCGGATACTACTTTCAGGGTACGTGATCTGATCGCCCCTGGAACGACTAACTCCAACAGTATTGAGTATGTTGTTGAACACGCTCTTACTGATTCTACAGATGTAACCGAGGAGGGTAAGGAGTACAAGCAGAGTGACTTTGACCTGAAGCTTGCAACCGCAACTGTAAGGAAGATCACCGCTTACATAATCGTTTCAGAGGAAATGCTTGAAGACGTTGAAGGGCTTAATTCTTACATCTCTCTGAGACTTCCGAGCAAACTGAAGCTGAAAGAGAACTATCAGCTCCTTTATGGTGACGGTCAGGGCTTTAACCTGTCAGGTCTTACCGCTAACGCTACTGCTTACACCGATGAACTGGCTGATGGCGACATCACTGAGATTGATGTTCTGGTATCTGCCATGAAGCAGGTAAGGACTTCGGAGTACAACCCGACATTTGCCCTTATCCACCCGACTGATGCCCTCAAGATCAAGTTGGCAAAGGATGATAATGGCAATTACCTCCAGCCCTGGATCTTCATGGGTAACGGTGACATATCGCTTGACGGTGTGAGGATAATCGTTTCTTCAGCTATCACAGCAGGTGACTTCCTTGTTGGTGACGGTGGTGCTGCTCAGGTTTTTGACCGCAGGCAGATGACACTTGAGATGACAAATACCAATGAGGACAACTTCATAAAAGGTATGGTTACTGTCAGGATCAGCGAAAGACTTACTGTGGCTGTTTATCGTCCGAAAGGATTCATCTACGGGACATTCGCTGCTGCTCTGGCTAACGGATCAGCATAACATTATAGGGGGGTGAGCTTCCCCCCTTTATTTTCTTTCTTATGATTGATTTTAATGTGTGTGTAATCGGATTGAAAGCTCGTAAAGACAGATGGGCAAGATGCAAAGAGATATTGCAGGGAAAAGTTGAAAGGGTTACACATTACACGACGGTACAGAACCACGAAGACAGCTATAAAGGTTATATGACCGATTGGCTGAAGATGTTGAAAATGTTTCAGGGCGAACCCCTGATGTTCTTTGAAGATGATTTTGAGTTTACGGATGAATTTGACGAGGTGTTTCCAAAGGCTGTCGCAGAGTTACCGCAGAGTTATGACCTGCTGTACCTGGGGGCTAACCTGCAAGCACCTATCGCCCGGCACAGTGAACACCTTGCAAGGGTTAACGGGGCATGGCTGATGCACGCCACGTTACTGAGTGCTAAGTTCATTGATTTTATTATTGAGAACTACCCTAATTCGAATATAAGGATAGCGGACGAATGGTACCGCAGGATCGCACCTCACCGGGAGTTTTATATGACTATGCCGATGATTAGTTACCAAAGAAAGGATTACAGTGATTTTGTCGGGAGGTATGTTTATTACGACATATTTTCGAATAAATATTATAAAAGAGCTTATGAAAGTTTTGAATCTGATACACGCTTACCCGCCACTGCACCACGCAGGGGCTGAATGGATGGTACACGAGATGAATAAGTATCTCGTGGATCAGGGCCACAGCGTTGATGTTTTGCTTCCGATTACCGGGATTAAAGATTATGAGTTTGAGGGTGTGAATGTAAAAGGCGACTTCTATCCCGGTAACAGGGAGTTTGTTAAGAACGCTGATATTATCATTTCACACCTTGACAGGGCGGGGAAGGCTTTTAACCTGTGTGAGCTTTACAAGAAGCCTTTCGTTTTTGTGGTTCACAACACGAACCCGATGAATATTCTAAAGTACAAACCCCAGGTCAGGCGGTATGTAGTTTATAATTCAGAGTACACGAAGAAAGATATGAATTATCCCTGTCCGGGTGTGGTGGTTCATCCGCCAATAGATGGGAAACGGTACAAAGTAGGTAAGCGAGGCTCTAAGCTCACCCTTGTTAACCTCTTTCACCGCAAAGGGACTGCAACTTTTCAGCAGGTGGCGAGAATGATGCCGGACAGGGATTTTTTAGGTGTCGAGGGTGGTTATGGCAAACAGGAGAAAGAGGCCATTAAAAACGTGACTTATATGGATAACACCCCGGACATGAAGAAAGTCTACTCCCAGACAAGGATCTTATTGATGCCTTCCCTTTACGAGAGCTACGGGCGGACGGCTGTTGAGGCTTTAGTTTCAGGCATTCCGGTTATCGCTGCCCCTACTCCGGGACTAAAGGAGAGCTTAGGTGAGGCGGGAATCTTCTGTAATGCGGATAAACCTGCAGAATGGGTCGAGGCTATTAAGAAACTGGATGACCCGGAGGTTTATAAAGAGCAGAGTAAGAAATGTACCGAAAGGTTTAAGGCTATCGAAGCGGAGAGAGTTAAAGAACTGAAAGGGTTTGAAGATTTTCTGTTTGACATATACGAAAGGAAGATATGAAAAAAGGTAAAAGGGTAAAACCTATCATCATTGACGAGGTTAGTTCTGAAAAGTTTGATGTTCAGAAGTTCTTCGAGAAAAAGGTTTTCAAAAGGGGGGTTCCCGTTCCGGAAGGGCATATACGGGTTATTGTTATGAAAGACTGCGAGGGCATGACAGGGCATTACTATAAGGGCGATATTATTGACTTGCCGGAGCGGAGGTTTAAGTCTATGAGGCTTAGAGGGCTTGTTGACGAGTATAAAGGCGAAAGCGGACCAAACAAAGAGAGATGAGAAACTTACAAACAAGGGTTATAACAGACATAGTGACTGAGCCTGTGTCGGTAGCAGAGGCAAAACTTTACTGCAAGGTACAAGATAGTGCTGATGATACCTTGTGGCCTATCCTTATCACTTCTGCCCGCAGGATGCTTGAGAAATACACATCATGCTCCTTTGCTGAGAAGACTATTCACTGTACATGGGTACAGACACCGAAAGACAATGTAATAGAGCTTCCTTACGGGCCTATCATATCGATTGACAAGATATACAGGATAGATCACGAGGGAAATGAGGAGGAGTTAGTTCTTAACAGTGATTACTATGTCATGGGTGATCAGGATGCCATCATCAAGATAACATCTTACTGGTCGTCGGGTATGGTATATGTTAACTCTATAAGGGTAGAGTATAAGGCCGGTTATGGTAATGCAGCTACGGAAACACTACCGGGGGATCTGAAGCTGGCTATTCTGAAACAGGTGGCTACTGATTACGAACTAAGGGAAAACATAACAACCGGGGGTTTAACGGTACTGAGTAATGAAAGCAAGGTACTGGCAGCCCCTTATCGTAAAAAACTTTGGATATGATCGGAAAACGCAGACATTATCTAACTGTTCAGGTAGCTACAAGAACAGATGACGGGCAGGGCGGGGGAGTTAACACCTGGACCGACACTTATTATGAGTGGGCTTCCGCACGTTTCCTGTCGGGTTCCCGTAGCTTGGATAATGGGGGCGTTATCTATCGCAGGGCCGTGGAGTTTGAAATAAGGAAAAGGACTGATTACACATTAAGCCCTGATTACCGGATAAAGTGGAATGATGAATTTTATACGATTCATTCGGTACTTCCTTCTGATAAGTTGGATGATTTTAAAGTGTTGGCGTATGTCTAAACCTTTTATCATATTGCCTCAGTCAGAGATGATGAAGTTTAAACGCTGGACCACGAAGTTATCAGCAGAAAATACTTCTCAGTGCCAGAGGGCCGTATTTGCCACGTGTACTAATATTGTTCGCAGGGCAATGCGTCTGGCCCCTGTCCGTTATGGATTCTTACGTGCCTCAGTGGGTACTAATGCAACAGGTGCGGGAATGAGTGCAGAGGTTTGGGCCGGTGGAGCGGGTAAAGGAGTTAATGTAAAATATGCTCCTTATGTTGAGTTTGGCACGGGTAATAAAGTATATGTACCTAAAGAGTTAATTGATTACGCCATCCAGTTTAAAGGTCGTGGGGTAAGAAAAGTTAACAACAGTCATCAACCGTATTTCTTCCCGGCTGTCAAGATAAGCGTTAAAGAGATGTTTACGAAACTTCATCAAATGGGATTCAAATGAAAGACCCCTCAGAAAATATAAGGCAGTGGCTTCATGATATACTTAACTTAACTGTTCAGTATAACGGGTCTTATGTGCCTTGCTATTCGTTTGTACCTCAGAATGTGGCGAAGCCCTTTATAGTGCTTGGTGAACAGTACATGGAAGCCGACGAATCGACAAAGGACTGTAGTATAACCTTAAATTCTGTCAATATTGAGGTTTACGCCTCTTATTCCGGTAATGACGCAAGCTATAAAATGGTCAATTCCTTATCTGAGGACATACTGGAACTGATAACGGCTGACCCGATTACCGAGGCAGGGTCGGGTGGTTCAGATGTGGGTGGAATAGATGGATATGGAGAGATTAACATAATGGTAGGAAGTATAGCAACACAAAGAGTATTATTTGATAATGAAATAGTTATAATGAAGTCAATAGTTATTAAATTCAGATTAGAGGAGGAGTAAGAATGGCAAAATTAAGCGGGAAGAAAATGTTGGTTTTGGTGGGGGGTGTTGCCATTGGTGCAACTAAAAGTTTCACCCTTACCGTGAACAGTCAAACCATCGACACTACCACGAAGGACAGTGACGCATGGGGGGAGAGCCTTTACGGTTCTAAGGATTGGAACGTATCAGTTGACGGGTTATATGATCCTGATGATCCTATGAACGCAGAGGAAATTTTTGATGCGATAGTGGGTGACACAAGGTTACTACTTGAAATGGCAGTCATTGACGGCACCGGAGGAGGGCTTGTATTCAAGGGCTATGCTAATGCGTCCGGTCTTACCGTTGGTGCATCTTATAATGATGCTGTGACTTTCACAGGCACATTACAAGGAGATGGGAAACTTGAAAAAGGCACAGTAGCAACATCGTAGTATGAACACACTAAGCGGTTATATAGAGGTCGATTTCGGTGGTGAGCGTTTACCGTTTCAGTTTGGTTCAAATGCGTATGCCTTATTCTGCGAGAAGTATAAGATAGAGTTCTGGCAGATAGCCGAGAGCGGGATATTCGGAAGTGAAGGGAAGCCCCCGGACATATTCAAACTCCGGGAGTTATTTTACTTTGCCCATGTGTCAGCGATGCGGAGCCGGGGCGAACAGGCTATGGTCAATGAGTACAGGTTCGGGGATCTGCTGGATAACACCGAGGGTGCTATTACGGAGTTACAGACGGCTGTCGTCAACGCCAAGATGCTGGGGTTCTCCCTTGTCGAACTGGCAAAGGGCAGTGAGGTAAAAAAAAAGTAACGTGGCGTGAGGTTCTTTCTTATTGTGTCGGGGAGGTAGGGCTGAAGCCTGCGGAGTTCTGGAGGATGACCTTTGAGGAGATAGAACTTTCCTGTAAAGGTTACGAGACAAGGGAGGCAAGGCGCAAGGAGTTGCAAAGATTACAATGTGCGATCCTTATGAATGTTTACCGCAAGGAAGGGAGCCAGCCCGTTGATGTCCGGGATGTGATGGTTCTTTACACCGACAAAGACACCCCAAAGGTTGACCTGATAAGCAGGGAAGAATACGAGGAAATGAAAGAGTGGAGGAAGAAGATTAAATGGCAGACGAGAAATTAAAGGCGAGGCTCGGACTCGATAACAGCGAGTTTAAGCGTGGGCTGAAGGAAGCACAGGGTAATCTCAGCCAATTAAATGCCGGGTTCAAGAGGCTTGGTGGCATGATTGGTGCTGCCTTCACTGTGTCTGCCGTTACAAGTTTTGTAGCCGAAGGAATAAAACTGGCTGCACAGGTCGAGGGGGTTTCGCAAGCATTTAAAAACCTTAACCAGCCTAATTTACTTCAGAACCTGCGGACTGCCACACGGGGAACTGTTACCGATCTTGAGTTGATGAGAAAGGCGGTTCAAGCACGTAACTTTAAGATACCCCTTAACCAGCTTGCTACCTATTTTGAGTTTGCCACAAAGCGGGCTATTCAAACCGGAGAATCGGTTGATTATCTTGTTAACTCCATTATTACGGGGATAGGGCGTAAGTCAGTTCTCGTAATGGATAACTTGGGGATTTCGGCTGTTGAGTTACAAAAAGAGATAGCGAAAGTCGGGGATTTTGGCATAGCATCCGGTAATATTATTCAGCGAGAACTTGGAAGTATGGGTGACGTGGCAGATACAACAGCCACATCTATTGCTCAACTTGCAACAGCATGGAGTGATTTAAAACTTGCAGCCGGAGATTTTCTTATAAATAGTGGGTTAAAAGAATTTTTCCAAGACCTTACTACTTACATGAAGGTTTTGCAAGATTCAGATATTCCGCTGATTGGTTGGAAATCACCCACCCATGAAAATCTTGAAGAATACCGCAAGGCAAAAGAGTTTTTAGCAGAACAGCAGGCTGTCAATATGTATTCGGGTGGTGAGTCTGCGGGCGGGCCACTTGAGAATATGGGGAAGCAGATTGAGACTATTGCCACGCTTAACGAACAGCTAAAGTTAGAAAAGGAAAATCTTGAGCAAATTGATATAGCTGACAAGAGAGGACTTGCCACACAGCTTCAGGTTATTGATGCTCTACAAAAGAGGATAGACCAATTATCAAAGCTACCTGAAACACGAAAAGCAAACCCCCTTATTGAGATGTTATCCGTACCAAAGGGATTTACTGAAACAACCGATAACTCATGGCAGAAACTTTGGGATGACTACGCAAAGTTTCAAAAGGTACAGAACAATTTAATGAAGGGGCCGGAGTTCAAACAGCCCGTTGAGGATATGACCGACGCTTTAATGCTTCAGGGTGAGGCTATCAACATTCTTACTAACTCTTTTGACACGCTGTTCACATCTGCGGAGAACGGATTCGCCAATATGGTTGAGACGATGATTGACGGGATGAAGCGGTTAGTAGCCGAGTATCTCGCAAAGGCTGTCATCTTTGGACTAATACGTGCATTATTTCCCGGTTCTGGACTTGCAACAATGGCAACGCAGAACCTTTGGAACATGGGGCTTGGCGGCAAGGCAACGGGCGGGCTTGGAGGGTTCCAGAGCCAACCGATGAATGTGAATGTAGTAGGGGCAATTAAAGGTAAAGACATAGCACTGGCATTAAGACGTAATGGCTGAGAGGTGGAGAATAGAATTTTCTGACTTGCAAAAAGTCGAGTGGCGGATCTCAATAGAGGACCCAGACTTCACGGGTGACTATACTCTGTTGAAAGCCACTGGCAACCCGCTTAATTTTGCTTACGACAACGAGTCAGATGATGTATTCGACCCGATGCGTCCCTCACGGGCCACGTTTGAAGTCTATTCTGAAACGAACTTTGCACTCCTTGACCTTTACTCTGTCGAGGATATGCACTACCCAGTTAATATTTATTGTAACGAGTCTTTATTCTGGAGCGGTTACGTTGAGACACAGAACTACGCTGAAGTATATGAGCCGGTGCCTTATGCTGTAAGCATCACAGCTACTGATGGGCTTTCAATACTTGAAAACATACTATTTGCCGACAACATAGCTTATATCGAGGGAGAGGAAACCATAACCTATTATAACGGCCATGAACTTGAATCGGCTATCATCCTTGATATACTGGCAGAGATAGGATTCACGGAGTTTAAGGAATACGTCAATATCTACGAAGACAATATGTTATCCACGGCTTCGGATAGCCCCTTTGACCAGATAAAGATTGACAGGGATGTATTTAAAGACTATTACTGTTATGAAGTTCTTTCAGAGATATTAAGGAAGTATAATGCTATCATACGACAAAAGGACGGGGTGTTCTGTATTGTCAGACCTTTGGAGTTATTAGATACTACTGTTTATGGCAGATGGTTCACTGGAGACACGACAAAGACAGCTATCACGTTAAACCCGGATCAGTTTCTTAAAAGAAAAACCACTCACCCATCAGCAAGGAGGATTCAGATACCGGGTGGAAGGTTGATGATAACTGCACCAGCAAAGAAAGTATCTTCTTATCAGAATTACGGCAACCGGCAGTCATGGCTTGATAATTATGATTTTGATTCCGACTCATGGAACGGAGCAGATTTTCAATTCTGGAATAAATCGGCAAGCTCTTTAATATACCACATTGGACAAATAGTACCAGGTGAAAAGAACGGGGTTTATCTCTATAACCGTAATACCTATCCTGATCTTTTATATTACATCTATCAGTCATTTGGAACCGAAGCGATAATATCTACTTACGATGTTTTTAACTTCGAGTTTGACTTTATGACTAAGAATGATGAACTGATTGCAAAGACAGGGGTTAAGTTTTATGTCAGGATAAAATGTGACGATTCAAATTACTGGCTTGTTGAAAAGGATGATGTTGAGGCTATATGGCAAAACACCGCAGGATTAATAACAGTTGAGACAGATGCCCCTTTGGGATTCAGTTCATGGAATACATGGCGAAGATCCATTACAGGACTTCCGGCTGCCGGGTCTTATACAATCTACATCTATAACTCAGACTATGCCGATAATGTAAGGGTAGGCGTTAAGAATGTCCGTTTTTATGCTACCTCGGATGAGATACTTGTAAAGACTCGTAAACACAAGGGACCGTTTAAGAAACTCGCTGAGTATGTACTGATGAATAACCCCTTTGGGAAGGACCCGTCTGCGAAACTTGTTCAGGTAAGTAGGTTAGATTTTGACGAGATTACCGAATCCGAATATCATGTTTACAATGGCATAGTAGGTAATGACCGGGCATATAATTATGTGCTTGGCGATGTGGTAGACGCTGATATGGACAATACCATCTCTCAGTGCAAAGGTGCGTTAGGTGTAATGAAAAGAGTTAATGGTTACAGGGTTGATACTATCATTCTTACCGGATCAACGGGTGCTTGTGAAGTAACGGTAGGGGGGCTGTCAGATACGGCTATCTTCTCCGGTAATCTTTCAGACACGGCAGCCGATTTTGTCAATGATAACGTACTTGCTTTTGATTCAATAGGGATAACTCTCACATCTGCCAGTAGTCATCTTATTTTCACAAGTAAAGTATTAGGAGCGGAGTTCGAGGGAGATACTTCATTGCAGAATATATCAGGCAACTTATTCGGTACAATAGCTTATACCACACCTGCTTATTCAGAGACTTTAGAACCTTCAGATAAATGGAACTTCAGGGGAGAATCGAATTATAAACCTCTTTTACATCATATAGCTGATGAGATAGCCTTAGAGTACAGCAAACCCCGGCAGCTTATTCAAATGCCACTACTGGAAACGGCACAGGGCGGACAGATAGATGTGATAGGCAATTTTCAGGATGACATAAATACTTCCGAGGGAGAGACACGGGTGTTTGTCATTAACCGTGCTGAGTTCGATGTTCGTAAAAGAAGATGGGAAATTGACTTACATGAGATAGGCACAAGGACTGCAGAGATAGAAGATGGCGAAGGGGGCAGTACAACAGCAGATAGTACGGTGGTAACAGTGGATGATAACACAATAACAGTTGATACGATATGAAGAAATTACTTTTTTTACTTGTAATAATTACAGCTTGTCAGAGGGATATAGTACCTATTAAGAGCAGGTCGGCAAGCGTAGCCCTCACAGATGTTAATATAGGCACGACAGCCAATGACGGGACGGGGGACGCTCTTAGAACTGCCTTTCAAAAGGTCAATTCAAACAACACCCTTATAGAAAATGCCTTTGCTACTGTATCTACCACAACAGAAATGCGGGATGAGATAGGCGACACTATTCAGGCACTTAAGGAAAATGCTTTGGCACTTTCGGATTATGCTTTTTTGCAAGCTGACAGTAACAGCTATGGCGGGGCAATGACCTATAACGGGGTAGTTAACTATGTCGCTGCTAACGGAGGTAGTGGTTCTGGTGGTTACGAGTGGACGGAGTTTATAGTAGGCACAACGACGGGCGCACCCGCCAACGCTGACACGGCCTTTACTATCTCAGACATGGCAGGTGATGTCATTGAATTATACCGGGGAACAACGGCGGATCTTCACCGGCAATGGCTCAACGAGACAGCTACCAATGGAATAACCGGGTACAGGTATAACTCTTCGGGTCAGATAGTGGTTCGTCCGGCATGGTCAACAGGGGACAGGGCATATATCAAAGCGGTGACTTCTTCGGCTGTCACTAAAGATATTTTGTCGGGTGGTGCTAATTCACTCCTGACAGGACTCCGGGCTGGCTGGAAGATGGACGAGACTTCAGGAACACAGGTTAATGATGTGCTTTCTACTTATACCGGGACGACAAATGCAACTGTTAACCAAACTGGGAAATTTGGAAAGGCACACTCTTATAACGGAAGTCAGTTAGCAACCTTCGGAACTGATGTAGGGGACTTGGGCACAAACGATTTCAGCTATTCGGTTTGGATATACGTGCCAACGCTTCAATCAGCCTACAATGGTTTTATCGAGATGCAATCAGGCGTGGTGTCATTTTATGCAATGCTTGATGAGGATAATAAAGTTCGGGCTACTATCACATTCGATGATACGAATTATATCACAATGACAAGTAACTCCGCCATTTCGGCCTCTACATGGACTAACGTTATTGTAACGTATGACCGAAGCGGTAACGGGACTTTATATATAGCGGGTACGGCGCAGACAGATGTTGAGGACGTATCTTCGGGTGTGGCAGTCGATGTTCAGTGCAATCTTAATTTTAGGATTGGAAGGGGAGGCACAAGCACATGGTATTTTAATGGGAACATTGATGATGTTTATCTCTGGACTAAAGTTTTGACTCAGGACGAAATTGATGATTTGCAACTTGGAACACACCCCTGGTAATGAAGAAGATACTATTTATATTACTGTTATTTCTCCCCCTGTCGGTTTTCGGGCAGAACTATTTTGTAGCAGCTCCCCCGTTGGGTAGTGACGCCACGGGCGACGGCACACCGGAAACTCCGTGGGCAACTCTTTCATACGCTGCCGGGCAGGTTCATCTTTCCGGTTCTGTCATTAACGTAATGACCAATATAACGGATAATAACAGGGTAGTTCTTCGTATTGGGGTATCAGTTACGGGAGTTGGTACAAGGACAATCACAACAAACTATGTAGCTACAAGCACCTATGATGCTTATCTATACCTCTATTCATCTTCGCTTACTAATGGGAATCAGTCAATAAGTTATCTTACCATTGACGGGAATAACTGGACGGCAACCAGGGGAATATACGTCGGACACAGGAATAACGTTGACATTCATCATTGTACTATTCAGTACTTTAAGATTCTTGGAGTACATTATCATCATCAAATCGGATGGACAACACCACCAGTCACTTACGCTTCGGGAAATGATTTTTACGATAACATCCTGATAAGCAACTCAGGCGACAGGGATTTAGGAGGCGACGGCAGTGATCTTCGACTTGATGGTCAGGTCGGCATGAATGTTTACAACTGCACGATTTACGAAAACATTAAGCCTTTAGGAGAGTCGGGCGATAGTTTTAATCTCTCCTTTATGAAGGGGCTGAAGATGTATAATTGTGATTTTTACCGTCACGATAGCGAGGCAGACCAGTGGAACTTCTACGCTGAAATATTCCACCTCAGAGGAGGAGTTGAGATATATGACTGTAACTTTTATGGTTGTGCAACACTTGATTTTTCGAATGCTTACGACGGTTCTTCGATGCGGGAGGAATACGACTTTACGGCTTCGGTGCATGACTGCCTATTCACTACTTCAACAGGAAATCAAATCAGCACTGCCTCGCTGGGACATAGGCCGTATGCAATAGATATAGAAAAAGGCTATTGGGATTATATGTATATATATAATAATCATGTAGTAGCTTATCCTGAAGGCATGATTCTTTGTTCAAATGCTGACACGGACTTTAATCATTTCTACATTTTTAACAATATTTTTGAAAAGTTAGGTTCACCTGATAATACCTACCCTATGGGTATCCAGATTTCCCCGGAAGGTGTATCGGATGTAAGTTATGATAATATACATATCTGTAATAATGTCATAAGTGCGGGTACGGGTTATCATCATACAGGAATCAGATGGTCAGCGCAGGGAACGCTTACCAATTCTTCGATTTGTAACAACATCATAACAGGATATAGCGGATATGCTGTTTACTTCGACATACAGGCCGGACGGAGTTTTTCGCTCAATAACGTCGATGTAACGTATAATTGTTTTTACGGCAATGGCAATAACTCAGTAGGCATAAACGGAAGTATCTCTCAGACTGATGTTGACAGGACGACGGGAAATATAACATCTAATCCGCTATTTATTTCCTCAACAGATTTCCATTTACAGGCTTCTTCGCCTTGTGTTCGTACGGGAACTTATATCTCTTTTAACGTTTACGATTACGACGGTGAAGGCTGGCTTAATCCTCCTTCGATGGGGGCTTATGAAACGGGCGGTACAGGTATGCCTACCGTGTCAACTTCCCCTGTCATCAACATTACCGAGACGACCGCAATGTCCGGGGGTGTAATCACTTCCGACGGTGGGCAGGCAGTCACCGCAAGGGGTGTCTGCTGGGGTATCCATTCCGGGCCTACCGTGGCAGGTTCAAAGACAACTAACGGTACGGGAACGGGGAGTTTTACTTCTAACGTGACAGGATTAACCAACGGAGAGACTTACTATCTAAGGGCTTATGCCACTAACAGCATCGGGACGGCTTACGGCTTGGAGAGAGTATTTACGACTCCTATCCCGACATCTTCAGGGGTGCGGTTTATTATACACGACGGGGTTTTTGTGATTCATAACGGCAAATTTATTAAATCAGAATAACATGGGATGGTTAAATATTAACGGGAATTGGATAGGGAGAAACAGGGGGACTATTATAGGCAGTCGCAGTCAGTTTACCGACTGGTACGGTGTCGAGATTAATGAAGCTAACTCGTCGCCGGACTGTGCACGTATTGCCAGCAATATGAATTTGCATGCAACTCTGCCAGTCCAGAATCTTATGAGAGGATGTCTGCTTGCTGATGATGGCACCGTTAACTATTATTTAAAATCTGACGACTGGACTAAAAAAGCGGATGGTACAGCGAGTAATCTTGACGGCACCGATGGGCAGGTCATGGTCGAAGTGCCCACCTATTACCGTAAAGTTGATAACCCGTCAACTGGTGTTTATCAGCATAAGATCAGTTTATCACCTGTCGCTGGCTTTACAAAAGTTAACGGCTTCTTTTATGCTGCCTACGAGGCGGCTTTACAGAGAAGCACAAGCAAGCTCACAAGTGTGAAAAACCTCACTACTGATTATCGAGGCGGTAATAATACTGCAGCCTGGGATGCGGCAGCCAATACATTACTTGGTCGTCCTGCTACATCTATATCACTTACCAACTATCGTACATATGCCCGTAATCGCGGTTCTAATAAATGGAATGTTACGACCTGGCGTGCTGATATGCTTGTCTGGGAACTGATAATGATTGAATATGCAACTTTAAACTCGAATAAATCGGTAAACGGCACTCTGACAGTTGATGGTTACAAACAGGGCTGCCTGGGAGAGGGTGTGACAACTGCAAATAGTACAGAATGGAACAACTTTTCTGCTTATAATCCTTTTATACCATGCGGAGCTTCTGATAATCTGGCAAACGCAAGTGGTGAAGTGAGCAGGGTCGTGACTAACTTCGGGGGTAGCGGAGTTAACAGGACTTTTACAATACCGAGGTACCGGGGTATTGAAAATCCTTTCGGTCACATCTGGAAATGGTGTGACGGAGCAAGTGTGTATCATGAGGGTTCGGGTGGTGCAAGCAAATTTTACACATGTGATAACCCGGCGAATTTTGCTGATGGTACGGCAACAAATTATGAGCACAGGGCAAATTTGCCAACCGCATCTACTTATCTTAAATTCATGACACATGATGACGTAGTGATATTTATTCCCCGTGAAGGCGGCGGAGCAAGTAATACATATTTCTGCGACTATTTTTATACTCCAGGGCTTATTTCCGCTTGGCGGGCGTTGTTGCGTGGCGGTCGTGCGGATGATGGTGCGGTTGCCGGCTTCGGCTACCTGGATACGGGCAGCGGGGCGTCGTATACGGCTGCGAGCATC